CATGCGGCTGGCGCGACTCGGCATTCACAAGTTTGCAATGGCAAAGTTCCTCGGGCTACCCGTTGATAAGACGATGCCCGATGACCAGATCAAGCCGTACCTCAAAGACATTAAGAAGCGCGGCCTTGCTCTGTACAAAAAGATGAAGATTGTTATTTACGGCGGGAACTATCTCGCCGGGCCGAAGACCGTCTTCTTAAATAATCCAGAAGATTTTGAATCGCAGTCAGAAGCGGGGAAGTTCCTGCGCTTCTGCACAACCCTAAGTGATCCTGTCAACCGCTGGAAGTCCAGCACCATTAAACAAGCAACAGCACAGAAGAAACTCACCAATGCGTTTGGATACACCAAACCATTTTGGGATCTGCCGGGCGGTGACGCCCCATCGGCAGTTGCATTCGGACCATCAAGCATCATTGCCGCAATCCTGAAAGAAATCATGTGGCAACTCTGGTTTGGTACGCCCGAGCACCCCGAGTGGAAAGAAGCTGGCGAGTGGATGGTTTGGCAGATTCACGACGAACTTATATTTGATATTCCCGAAGACCGTGTAGAGCGAATCATGTTCGGTCCCGTTAAAGCCGCCTTTACCCAACCGTGGCCTCAACTCGATGGTTTGACATTCGGCTGCGACATCGCAATCAAGGACAACCTCGTTAAAGACTAAACGGGTGCTTCCGCACCCTGAGTTTGAGGACGCAATGAAAGAAGATTTGAAAATTTATATCGGGTGGGGACTGTTCGTCATAGCGATCTGGTTCTTCACCAACTGAGAGGCTTTATGCACTGGCAAGGATTTGGTTGGACATTTTTCGCGGGCCTTTGGGCCTTGGGTAATTTAGCGGCTGGCGGTGGAGACAACATCGTTCGTGACATGCCTACGAACATGGGGCAGGTGACCGAAAACATCTATCGTGGTGGCGTCATTGCCGATGACATTCGACTAGCTCGATTGAAGGACACGTTAGGAATCAAGACGGTGGTAGACCTGAAAGACGACCCGGAGAAGTGGGAAGGGCCAACGGCGCGACGGATTGGTATGAACTATTTCAATATCCCTTTAAGTACCAAGCGTGCTCCGAGCCGTGAGGCTGTTGAGCGGTTCTTAGAAATCACTACCAACCCGGATAACTACCCCATCTATGTCCACTGTCAAGGTGGGCGGCACCGTACTGGGGTAATGATCGCGGTCTATCGCATGAAGGTGGACGGCTGGGCACCGGATAAAGTGTACGCCGAAATGCTCCGGTATAAGTTCGACAAAGGCGGATTTATGGGCATGGGCGTCAACCGGACGGTACTGAAAGCCTTTGTATATCAATACTATAGGTCACTTCAAGGGATTTAATCTAAACTGAAGGTAGTCATGGAATTGAATCAAGAAACCCTCCTACAGATCATCGGAACACTCGGGGAAATTAAAGGCCAACTGAATGGTATTTCCCTGCGCCTGTCCGAAGTGGAAAAGATCGAGACTAGGGTCACTGAAATCGAAAAGTTCCAAAACTATTTCAAGGGGTTTCTTGCCCTCGCTACCTTCGTTGTCGCGTATTTCGCATACCACGTTATCAATTCATAAACGAAGGAGTTCTTATGACCCCAGATAGTATCAATGAACTTCGATCCCAACTCGAAGTTGACGAGGACAAACGGTACAAGCCGTACCGTTGTTCTAAGGGCGCACTCACAATCGGCATCGGACACAACCTCGATGCGAAACCAATCAGTGAGGCCGCTGTTCAACAGATTTTCAATGACGACTTCAATGATGTCATCCACGATCTGAACACCAAGCTGCCGTGGTGGAAGAACCTCGATGAAGTGAGGCAACAGGTTCTCGCCAACATGTGCTTCAACCTTGGAATCTCCAAGCTACTCAAGTTTAAAGACACACTCGAACATCTACGCACTGGTCACTTCGCTCTTGCTGCCGATGCAATGGTGAACTCCCTTTGGTACAAACAGGTAGGCATGCGCTCGCGCCGACTGGTTGCCATGATGCGAACAGGAGAACAGGCATGAGTGACGACTGTGTTGCAATCGCGATCATCATCGCCGGTTTATTCATCGGCGGGCTACTAGCAATGTTGGTTTCAAGGATGGGCGTATGAGTAAGCTATACGGTTTCTTCTGGCTGGTGTGGCTTGCACTGTTCGGCGTGATCGAAGGTACCGCCGCTTTCAATTCCTACAAAGGCGACACCCTGAGTGAGTGGGTATGGCACTTGATGGATGTGGATTTCTTCGCATTCATGCTGGCTGCATTCTTCGCATGGTTAATCCTGCATTTTTACACCAAAGGTAAAGTAAAGTAATTCCCCTGCACACCGGGGTAATCTGATATTCTTAGGACTGTGAGTACTTATGAAAATTCTTATCATTGACATCGAGACTAGGCCGTCGCTGGCTTACGTCTGGTCCCTCTGGGATCAGCACGTAGGGTTAGATCAGTTGGTCCAGTCCGGTGAAAGTATTTGCTGGGCGGCAAAGTGGCTTGGTGAATCGAAGGTAGAGTTCCGGTCTGTGTTCCATGACGGCAAAGATGTAATGCTCAAGCGCATCTGGGAACTGTTGAACGAAGCTGACATGGTTGTTCATTTCAACGGTCGTCGGTTTGATGTTCCCCACCTTAATACACTGTTCCTCGAAGCGGGCATGACCCCTCCTGCCCCGTTTCAGCAGGTTGACTTGATGGAAACCGTAAAGCACAAGTTCTATCTCATATCAAACAAACTTCAATACTGCCTGACGCGATTCAACATCGGTGAGAAGGTGAAGCATGAGGGTTTCCCGCTATGGAAACGGTGCATGGCGAATGACGCAAAGGCATGGGCAAAGATGCGGGTTTATAACATCGGTGACGTTCGGGAAACCGAGAAGCTATATCAAAAGATCCTGCCGTGGATCGAGCGGCACCCCAGCTATGGAGCCTTGACAGGCAAGGATGTTTGTCCTAACTGCGGCAGTGAGGAACTGGCACATAGGGGGCAAGCGTTTACCAAAACCGGCAAGTACCAGCGGTTTGTGTGTAAGGAGTGCGGTAAGTGGAGCCGGGCGGTAAAGCGGATCGAGCACACCGGGATTGTGGAGGTAGGTCGATGAACCACATGCCGGTTTGTATGTACTGCGGAGAGCACATCGAGAACTACTACGACCCGGAGGATTTGGGGTTGGCTGTTTGCATCGAATGTGGGCCGGATTACGAAAGTGACCAAAGGGGAAATGACTGAGCAGCAAATTCCCGGAGAAACCTTGCAGAATGGGGTCAAGGTAATCATTGTAGGGGGTGAGTTGATGGATCGTATTACCTCCTACACCAGATCGTTTATAGAGGCAGCTAGAGGGCTAGAAATCGAAACCAAGAAATTGAAGGAATTATATGAATTTAAGGCAACTATTGGCGGACGCACAAGAAAAGAAGGTAGATCGAGAGAGGGAATTGATCCAAGAAAATGAGGAACTACGCCGGAAACTGCAAGAAATGCAGATGCGTTTAAACGAAATGGTGGGTTTCGTGAAGCGGGAGGAAGCCCGCTACACTAAACGGTATTAGTTCCCGAGCACCACATCGAGCGGCATGGGGATGCCTAATTTATGGAGGATGCGGTCCCCAATCACACCGGCTATATAAGGATGGGCTTTGATCAGTTCTTTTACCCGCGCAACGGTCCCAGTTTCCGCCGCTGCTGGTGTTGGCTCAGGTGTTGCCCATTTGGTGTTAGGTGTTGGTGCTTCACCGTATTGAGCGGCCCGTTCAGCAACCATTTTGTGAACATTAGCGTCCATGCGGGCATTTTTGACCCGGCTGGTTAATTCACCCGCACCTTGGGCGGCAACGGGAATTGCCCCGGCTAGAATGGCGTTACGTTCAGCGGCTTCTGGTCCTTGATCGGATGATGCCGCGCCACCGGCTAAAGCTGACAATGCGGCTTGGGCTGCAAGTGGAGCACCGCCAGTCACCGCCGAAGCGGCTCCTACCGTTCCGGCCTTCGCGGCAATGTCGCCCTGCCTTTCTGCTTCATTCCATCGTGGATCTTGATGAACTTCTGGTTCAAGCCATAGTGGCGTTGGTGTGACAGGTTCACCGATAGCATTCTCTGCCCATTGAACCGCACCCAATGCACCCTTACCCAATGTCCGTGCGGCTTGGTGCCCCATGTGAGAATCCGCTTGAAGTTGAGTTCGGACCATCTGTGCCAGTGATCCCTCTTGGTTCGCGTTAGGTTCCTGTGGGGCGGGCGGCTGTTGTTCTTGTTCGGGAGCCGGTGACGAGGCATGGTTCGCCGGTCTACCCTTTGCTGCTTCCTCTTGCTCGTTATAGAACGCTTGAATCATGGCGTCCTTTGCCGTTTCGGCTTCTATCTCAACCGTCTTCCCACTGGCTGTACGTACTCTGAACTTAGGCATTACTTAATCTCCTCGGCAGAAAAGCCGGTCAAGTCTGGTGTTTGGTATTGGAGTGGCTTTGTTCCCGGTCGTCTTTGAAGGAGTCGATCCAGTTCACTCTTAGCCCCGTTTAGATCGGTGAAGAACTTTCCTTCTGGGCCTCGCGGATTGGGGGCTAGCTGACGTAACCGCGCAAACTCTTTTTCATTGATCTGTGCGCCCGATCTGGCACGCAATAACTGATCGGCGTAGTTGTCCGACAGACGGAACAGTTCATTAACCTCATCGGAGGTTCCAATCGTTGCTCGTTTTGCCGCCGATACCCGTCCTTGAATGGTGCCAATGGAACCTTTGTTGGTGTTACCCAGTTGTTCCAGTGTGTCCAAGTCTTCACGCATCACTTCTAATGTGTTCGTCTTGTCCTGTTGCGCCGGGGATACCGGAGACTTACGCGCACCCGGCATTGGATTCTCTTTAAGGTTGTCGCTCTTGGGATTCCATGCACCGAGCACGTTCCCTTGAGCATCGACCAACGGAATGTACGAACCACCTTCTTTACCGGGCGCGGGTGCTTTGCCTTTGCTGCCACCGCCACCCTTCGCTACAGGAGCCGGTAACTCGTCACCGGGCACGCCGATCCAACCCTGTTCGGGATCGAACTGTAGCGTCCTGCCGTTCTTTAGTTTGATTGTCTTCGGGGCCGCACCCGGTTTCCCACTGGGTGCCGTGGTTTTCAATTCGGCTGCTTGCTGTTCCCGTGCATCTTTGTTGGTCTTCAAACCAAACTCGGCTTCCCATCGCCGTTGGTTCTCTGCTGCCGCTGCCTGCTTTTGTTCCAATAGTGCTGCCGCTGTTTGTTGTTCTTGGGCCATCTGTTGTTCGGCCATAGTTTCTTTACGACCGTTCAACTCGTCGCGCTTCTGGGCTTCCGCGATCTGAACAGCGTCCATCGTCGCGGCCCGCTGGGCCTGAATGCGTGCGATCAACTGGGCCTGCCGGTCCCGTTCCAGTGCCGCCCGTTGTGCAACTGGATTCTGATACTGTGTCCCGTACCGCGCTGCCGAATAGCTTTGCAGTGCATTAATGATTGCGTCACCAATCGACGCGCCCAACCCCGGACCCTTAGCTTCCGGTAGCGGCTGCATCAACTGTTGCATCGCTTGTGCATAAATATCGTTACCTGACATACCATCCCTCACGCATCCCATACCATCCTCTTAAAACACATACGGGTTGTAGCCCATATATGCACCGGCTGCGGTCTGCCATCGGTTCTCGTCTGCGGCTTGATTACGTCCTTGCCGATCCTGCTCAAGCTGCGTCATGAACTTAATCCAATCTTGATTTGCAACGTCCGCTTGTGTTGCGCGTTGCCCGGCCTGAGTGTTGAACAGGTTCCCCTGCTGGGTGTACCAGTCACTCGATGTTTTGGCCTGCGTCATTTGCTTGTTCGCGTTGGCCTCGAAGTTCGCCATGTTGGCTTGCTGTTGGTTCGCCAGATTGGAAGACATGGCCGCGAACATCCGGTTCGCATTCTCTAGTGCCATCCGGTTGGCTTCTTGCATGTTGTTTAAACCAATCTGAGTCTGATAGCCCACGCCCTGACGGAAGTTCGTCAATCCTTCTTGAGCACTCTTAATGTCGATGTCGCGAAGGGCCGACTGTTCCTGCTCGCCGGATCGTCGCGCTACGTCTGCCTGCACTGCTGCTCCGGCTGGGCTACCAAAGATCCCGGCCTGCTCAAGAGCACGCTTGGCCTGACTGAGTTCGGTCATCCCGGAACCGGCCACGCCCTCGGAAGCCGAGGCTTTCATCTGGGCCATGATTGCCGGATCGTAGCCTTGTCCACTCAACATCCGTACTAGTTCGTCACTGGTCGGCATCTGGTTGACGGTCGGCTGGGGTACTTCATCCACGTTCATCTTTGCCGCCCAAGCCGGATCAAAGAGGAAGCTGTACGCATCGTTGATCTTGCCGTTCACCGCGTCGGACACGAGTCCGAAGTAGTTCTTGTAGTCGTCCGAGTAATTCGGATTCACGTAGTTCAGCCACGGTTGAAGTGACAAGTACGACTGCGGAATCTTGGTTGCCCCTAACATCATTGGTTCGCTCATTACATCACCTTACTTGTCGTTTTAAGTCTGAGTGGATTCGTCTGCCCAAACAGCGGGCTAATCGTGTCGAACATACCCATAGCGGCCTTCTGATAGTCGCCACCCTTGGATGCGAACTGGCTACCAAGCTGTACCAACTGGTCATACGCTTGCCGCTTCATGTTCCAATCCCCATTGTGTTTGGTGTCAATCTCCGACAATGCCTGCTCAAAGGCTTTCTGAATCCCGCCCGGCCCGGTCAACTGATCGACGGACTTGATACCGCTCGCGGAAATATCCCCGCCAAGGTACTTCTTTAAGATGTCAGAACCACCATCGCTCGCGCCCAGCCCATAGTAAGGACTACGCACCTGTAACTGGGACTCCGGTGCCTCTGCCATCTGTTTGGTCATCGGGGCAATCTCATCGTTCCAGTCGCGGTATCCCAAGGCATACAGCATCGAGGGAGCCGCAATACTCTGCATCTTGTTGCGTCGGCCAAGTTCCTGCCCACGATTCGCGTTGGTCGTATCGAACTCCCGCGCCTTTTCCCCAGTGTCCATCTGCGCGATGTCCATCTGGTTAGCCAACTGGGCATTTTGCAACTGCATCTGATACTGAAACTCTTGGGCTAACTGCTTAGCCATCTGCTTTTCTTTGGATGCACCACCCAGCATCCCGAATAATCCCCCGGTCAATCCGGGTAATAAACCTGCTAAGAAAGACATAACACCACCATAGGTATAGTTTAACAGGGGAATTGTGGTAGGGGCTTTTCGCCCCTCCCAGAGTTTAAACGGGACGCAAGGTAACCTTTGCGTTCGGAAAACTTGGTTCGTCCGAAGGACAACCCTATTATGGGTAAGGAGTTACGGTCACGTTGCCGCCCGATACGTGCAGGGTATACATCGCACCATCAATGGTTAGGCGGGTAAAAGCCGCATCGAAAACGTTTCGCCGGGCAATGGGGCTACCGGCCCACAGTTCGACGGAATTGTCGAGGAACGCGATGCTGGAATTACTACTTGAGTTTTGAACACCATAGCCGGGTAGGCATACAAAGTTGCGCTGGGTAAGGAAGTATCCGGCCCATTGGCCGGTTGTTGGGATCGCGGCCCGAAGGTTACCTCCACCATCAAATGCCTCTAATCCGGTCAGGTTGTCGAGGTTGATCCGTGGTCCGGTGGTATTGGTCCGAATGGTGACGCCGGTAATCGTTCCGGCAGTGACGCTGCCGAGGTTCGCGCTGATCGCATCGAGTTGAGCCACCGCCAGCTTGTCGGCGGTAATGGCACCGGCTTGGATGTTCGGTGATGCAATAGCGTTTGCGCCGATCAAATCTGCCGTGATCGCTCCGGTTGCAATGCTGGTCGATGTAATGGCTCGTGCTGCAATCTTATCCGTGGTGACGCAATTCGCTACCAGCTTCGGCGTGGTGATCGCTTCGTCATCAATCATCGTGGTCGTGATTTCGTTTGGTCCCGGCAATGGACTTCCCAGTTCAACGGTAGCTACCGGGCTGGATAGATCGCTTTCCTCGTCTACCGAGTTGACGGCCTTGACCCAATAGGTGCGAACCATGTTGGGTGATGTCTGCCCGAAAGGATCGAAGAAGGATATGTTGTCGGCCCGAGGAAGGTTGGCTATCGCCACTGCACTGCTGAATAGGGTACTGTTGTCGGCTCGATAGACGGTGTAGCTGGATGCCCCGGTGACCGTGCGCCACGTGAGTAGTGCGCCACCCGGCTTAACCGATAGTGTGAGTCCTTCAACAATCTCGGGCTTCTCTACAACCTCTGCGCTGGTGTTGAAGTAGTCTTCGAGTGCGGACTTGACGCCGACCAAAAAGGTACGAACCGGAGTCCAGTTGGTACCCACAATTGGGATGTCGGGAAGTTTCATATCGTCCGCTTCGTTCGGCCAATGGCCGTTCGCATGTTACTAATCGCTCGTTTAAACGAGTCATCCTTGTCCCACTGAAATTTGAGGAGCCAGTCGGCACCGTCCCGGTCAATGAGACTGCTGTACGCTCCGGTGTCGTCTTCTTCGATGACGTGCTCCTCGATACTCGTGCCGTCATGCTTCATGCTGAATACGGATAGTCCTTCGATGTTGGTTGCGTGGAACCGGATCGAGTGCAACTTGCCGTACTCAATCTGAGTGTCCCCAACCGGAGTGATGAAGTAGTGGGATTGACCATCGTCCCAACCGTCGCCTTTGGTTTCCAGATCGAGGATTGTTTGAACCTTACGCATACCGCCGACATAGCACTTCGTGGTTGCACAGATTGACTGCGCCGGAATGTCACTAACGCTCCATGCAAAGCGGAGTTCATTGCTCTGTGGATCACGATAGATCGAGAGGATGAACAGCTTGTTGTTCCGTTGTCCATCAGTGCTGGCCGTAATGACGTACTCACCACCTTGATCCCCGTGCTGATACCACGCGGCTTCGGCCATGTTGAGAGAGTCCCACGATCCATTGATACCCGCGAGGGTGTTACGGATCGGTAAGCCCACTTCCGTTGGGAAGCTGTTGTGCGTCCACATCTGCACACGTTTATTCTGGTCCAGCCAGAACTCACCATACGGTGTGGTCTTCAATGTCTTCGGACTCTTGGTGCCGATTGCCCATTTGAGTGCTTCAAGGTGTTCGGTCACTGTGATGCTGGCCTGCGGTCCTGCGGTCTTGTCGCTGGGTGCGCCGGATAACAAGTACGCATCGAGTTCACCGAGGATCAATGCGCCCATTGCCGTGGCGATACCGCTTCGTGCAGCGTCTTGTTTGTTCGTCAGGTTGTACCGATTCAATGGCGGGAAACATGCCTGCGGTGTCCCGTAGTACACCGACTCGAAGCCGGAGTAGGCTAGCTGACTTTTGGTTGCGTTATCGCGGAAGTCACAAAGGAACACTCTATCCTTAAACTCGAATTGAAAGTGAGCACCAGCAGGAGCGGTCTGGTTGAAGCTGGTGCGTGGTGTCAACTTATCCCGATAGGTATTTGATAGCTGCACCACCGAGAAATCGGTATAGCCCGTAGCGTTGGGAACCGTGACCGGGTTGGCGTTTGCATCAACCAACAGATAGGGCACCGCGCCACCATCGACGGTGATGAAGAAAATAATCTGATCGCAACCGGGTGTTGAACCGACTTCATGGGTGATACGCAAGATTCGATCATTGCCGGTCGGCCCTGATGTCACGCTGAGTGGTGACGGAGCACTGACATCGTGCGTGACGCTGTTGCGATACGCATACGCTACCTGCACTCCAACTTGAAGTGCGCCTTGCCCGCCGTCTTGAAAACTAAGTGACGCCGGATTGACCGGAGCTGGGATGCCAACCGGATAGGTTACTGCACCGTCAGTCTGAACATATTCGTCCCCGTTTAAACCATACGACCAACTATTCACAGTGAGCCGGTGCCACGGCAGTCCCATTGCTTGGTTCTCGCGCACGAGCAACTGGGACCGATCCACGATCCGATTCATGGATACCGATGCAGGGGTGTAAAGGTAGGTCCGTATCTTTTGGTCGGGCTGTTCTTGATCCACAAGGATCATGTCATTCATGTAATGGTTGATGGACACTACGCGGCCACCGTCCGCGAGTGCATCACCATAGAGTTTTGGGGAACGCAATACCGCTGCCGATCCATCATTGGTGACAACTACATTATTGCCAGCAGTGAACCAGCCGAGCGGAAGGTTCTCCGATTCTGCGAAGGTTTGTAGCCCATACCAGTTCGTGATCTTAGGCTTTTGTGCGTGGCGTAAAGCCATTCTTCTTATCCTTCTTGGCTTTCTTTACCCGCTCTGGGGACACCGTTTCGGTGGCGGGCCATTGCGGCAAACCAAGGATGTTTTCTTTCTGCGGCTTGGGGCATTTCGGGGCCGTACATTTCGAGGCCATTACTATCTCCTTCGGAACGGTTGGGTCTTGATTGGCTCTGTCCTCTTATTCAGTGCGAACAGTGCCTCGCGAATTTTCCGTTCAGCGTTTCGTTCCCACATTGGTTCACGATCATCATCGAGGTTGACGAAACATTGTGCCGTGGCTTTGTCGCAAATCGACTGGTGCAAGCAAGTCGGGATCGCTGTTGTAGTGTTGGTAGCCAGATCGAATGCCGGTGGGACTTCCCACAGATCCGCACGGATCGAGGAACCGGCTGGAATGATCCACGAGAATCGAGCTACTGAGAAATTCACCATGTCGTAATAGACCGGGTGGCCGGTTGCTACTTCGTTGGCGTCATCGCCGGTGTCCGTCATTTGAAATGCGGGATCACCAGTGTCCTTCGTGTCCATTGGTGTGTACTTGATTTCGGTCGGGAGTTTCAGCCAAAGCTGCTTGACACCGTACAACTCACCCGGCAACGGTAGCTCATAGGTTCGCATTGCTGCGGCTATGTCTAGTTCGCGGGTGTTTGTAAGTATGGGTACAGTGAGTCCGGTCTTCATGATTGCATCAGGACCGTTTTCGCTGATGAATACGCGGTTATAAACCCAGTCTTTAGCTGAGTTCAGTTCTCGAACGACCTTGGTGTCGTCACTGATATGTGTCCGTACTTTTACAGTGTCAAGCATCTCTTGGAGTAACATTTCACTTTCCTTTACTGCTGAACTGGTGTCACTTGGCTGCGTGCGATCACGCCGAGAATTGCCGCCGTAACTGCTACGATGGTTCCAATCTGGTCGGCGGTCATGTTCAGTCCGAAACTAACTGCAAGAGTCAGTACCGATTGAATAACAGCCGTGAACAGCACAGGTTCTCGATTAAAAATGCGTCTAATAAGATCCATTTTTATTCCTCCCTCTCCGCTGAGTGTTGCTCGTCAAACTGACGGGCATGTTCAGCTAAGTTCAAACTCTTGGGGCGGCTCTTGAACTGGGCCTTCCCCGCTTTACGAACCGACTCGATAGCTTCCTTGAGCGTCTGGGCATTCACTTCTGAACCCTTCCGCATTTCCTCTACGAGTACTTTGATTAGCTCGATGTCGATGCCGCCAGTCTGCTTCTGGTGCGTGGTGACATCATCCAGATCCGCTACGTTGAGTTCGTCCATGAAAACCCTGACCATACCTTCCGGGTTTAAACGACCTTTGCCACCCGTCATACGCTCGCGCTTCGACTGGAAGTATTCTTGGATAACCTGATGTTTAAAGTCGTGCGCCCGCCGTTCTGCTTCTGTCTTCTCCGCGTTGGTAGCGTCAACCTCGGCAACTTCTGCGAATACCGGATGACCGTCACTATCTCGTCCGGCTGGTACCTGAACGATGCGCCCAGTCGTCTTGCCTTCGACGGCCATGATGCCTTTCATTTTGTTGGGTACTGGAATCTGAGTCATCGTCAGTTCTTCAACGATGCGTTGACCGGGTACTACATAAATCTGATAGACGAGTTCACCCTTCTCATCATGTTCAGGTGTGCTCTTGTCGTGATCGACGTAATAGAACGTGTAGTTCGGGATCGCCGTCACCTTCTGGTACGGTAGCCAGAACTCCACACCGCCATATCGAAGCGTGATTCCTTTCTCGCCCTTTCGTTCCTCGTATTGGCCGAAGCCGTTATAAATCCTCCCCGTAGCCATTATTCAAGCCCTCCTAAAATTGCAATCGCACCAACCACTACCGGCAATGCGAACAACCAACTGATTGAGCACCTGAATGGTTTGTGCATTGGGTCATGAAGGTATGCTTCCAGAACCACCGGCAATATGCTGAGTGCGACAATCACTCCAATTACAATGACCGATAACATTTACTTATCCTCCTCTTCTATAAACGAACGTAGCAGCGCAGACGGCACGGCTTTGCCATAATGCCCGCCGTAGATCGGGCTACCATTGGTGCCAAAACCTGTTTGGATAATCATCCCAATCACCATGCCGTCATCACCGAAGATTGCTGAACCGCTGCATCCGGGAATAGTCGTGTTTGAAATAAACACCCATTCATCCGTGCTCAACATCACGTTGCCAAAGGTAGCCAGCCCCGGCCCATAATCGCTCAAAGCTGAACCGTAGTTTGTCACCCGTTCTCCGAGCCGAGCCGTGCGGAATCCTTTAATTGGCGTTAGTGTTGACTTCACGCGAAGTAATTGCATGTCCGATTTGGTATCAATCGCGATACACCATGTGCGTTCACTCGTGCCATCTGGCAAGAGTACCCACAGTTCGTATGTTTGATCCTTGTTGACGTGTGCGGCAGTCATCAGCGTGTGTGGACCAACCGGAAAGCCAGTTGCAATCCGTTGCAATCCGTCCATCATTTTGATTTGTAACGGGAGGTACATATTTACAGCAGTTTGTAACGTCGGATCGGTCGGCTGCACGGCTGGGGGCAGTGCGTCTGCAAAAGCCCCCATCGTCGGCATAAGAAGCAAAGACAGAGACAGGACAAAAGATGTAAGTACTCGTTTCATTTTTATAACCCAAACGGAATGCAGAAAGTGTCAATGATGTCAGCCTGATTAAAGTTCGAGGCAAAGCCCACGACCTCGGCACCCCATGAACAGGACACACGTGGTTGATAACGATAGTCAGAAATACTACGTGAACGATGATGGGCTAACCGTCGAACCTCGCCGGTCAGGACGTTCATTGCAATGATTTCGGATTGATACAATTTCCACGGGGTGATGAAACCACCACTGTTACTGCCGGAATTAATCACATCCGTCACGTCTTCGACAGATATGAAGGCCCAATCCTGATAGGTTCCCTTCTTGGCACCGGCAAGATGCCGGGCGTAGTCCCATGACGCAGGACTGAGCAACAGTCGAGCGTTGCTGATGATTGTGTTGTTGCATTGACCGTAGGCGTTGTAGGAAACGTCTATGGCATAGATGTAAGGTTGCCAGTTGCCCGTGACGATTGCGTAGGAGTGGCCGTTCGAGGCCGATACGTAACCGATGTGAGCGCAACCCAGTGTCCAGAACTCATTTGCCCCAGCCACAGATCGGCTCCCCGGATTGATCGCGTAAGAGTACAGTGCATTATTCGTCACACCGTTCCCACCGCTACATGCCGGAGTACCCGTTGTCACGCCAGTACGTATAACGAATTTTCCATCGGGAGTGATGCCCACATGACCACCGCCCGTTTCGACGTGTGATCCGTCAACCGCTCCGGTATATGGCCCGGCTGCAAGATTGGTTCGATCAAAGACGTGGATTGATGGTTCACTGCCGTAGCGCACGATCATGTGCGTCCCTACTGCGTCTAACCAGTCTGTCTCACCACCCAAACTTAAAGTGGGAGTGCCCACATCGAGGTACACAACATCAGTGAAAGCACCGCCCGCGCCCAAGGTGATTTTGCGAATCGTGTTACCTGACATGTAATACAACACGTCAGGATTAACCGGATCGAAACTTCGATCAAACGAACGTGCCCCAACTGGGATGTTGGAGTACTCAATTGATCCGTCACTAACTTTTTGAATAGTCGTCTTGTGAAGATAGCGGGTGCCATTCGCGTTCCAGAAACCCGCACGTGCATACAAGTCGTCCGTTGCGTGGTCACTGGTGAGTCGTTTAACCGTGGTCCCGAAAACGGGATCGGTATAGCTTGCGCCCGGTACAAATGTGTTGTACGCAAACGCGCCCGTTGCCGGTGCGGGATGACTCACACCATCGTCCAACATGCCGGTCACACTGCCAGTGCCACCGCCGCCGCTGCTCGCGCTACTGTCAAACGTGATGACAACATCCAACTGCCATGTTTGCGAACTGTTCTTGGTGCCAAGTGCTTCGTTCTTGCGAAGAAGCATGGTGCCCCCGGACGGAGCATTAAAAAGTCCCCACTCGTTCCATGCAAAATTCCCATTGCCCGAAGCAACGATCACGCGATAGGTGATGGAATTGTTGGTGCGGGTTGGATGTGTTACCTCGCACTGCTTACGATATTTATTTGAAGATGCCTGTAGGTCGGTTTGAGCGGCAGAAAAGGCTGCCGATGAGTCGCCCACCCCTACGTATGCGTTTGCTTGCGAGAAGAACGTAGGCGAAGCGTCATTAATGATCGCTTGTGCCACGAAATCTCTGCCGACATTTGTTAAACCCATTGTTTCAAACTCCCTATGCTTCCAGTTTACCCCGCATGACGGGGGTAATTGAACTTAACTAAAGGTTTTTCGCCTTCCAGTCTCAACATCTACCCTCGGCAATTCGTCCATTGCGGCATCAATTCGTCTGGTCTTCAGTTCCTTTTCCTTCGCCGCTGCCTCAATTTGGGATTCGATCAGTGCTCGACTGATTGGATGGTTTTGGTTCCATGCGTATTCCCGTTTGAGGCCGGTTAAAACCCGTTGATCGAGTACCTTAGCGAAAGATACCCACATATATTCCGGTGCAAGATCGTACCGGCGAACTCCAATTTGCTTCTCGTCCTCGTCCAGAATGGGTTGCTCAACGAACCGAGGGGAGCCGGATTTCAATAGACTGCGGTACTGCCGATGGTACTGTTCGGGTGATAGCTTGCGCTCAATTGCCCACTCATTAACGAGATACCGTTCATAGCCCCACGTCACGCGCAAGGCCGGGTCAATCTTTTGCAGTTCGCAAACGAAGAATGGATCGGGTGTTGGGGAAAGAACTGTAGGCTGGAATGCCATATTACCTCCGAAAACTGTAGGGGCATTAGTAATAGTTTCCTCCTGAGAGGAAATCGGGTTGAATTACCTTTGCCCCTATTTCAGTTTAACAGGAAATAAAAAGGGCCAGCTTTTACCCTTTCTTATACGCCGTGAAAGGCGGGGTGCTGGCCCAGTCCCCTTGTCGGGAGGATTACAGGTGAGCTAGTTCCTTGTCGATGTTTGCTTTAGCAATGTCAAGACGTGCCGTGCCGGAAGCCAACTTGGCATCCACAATCTCTTGCAGTGCCATTGACAACTTGACCAACTGTCCATGTCCGAGTCCCGGATCGAGAGCAGACGAACCACTCTTTTGCTGGACCTCACTGACAGGAAGTTCTTCTGCCAAGTCGATGTAGGTATCCCCATCAACCCCAGATGCCGCGCCGTCATAGTCAACGGTAAGGGTTTGGGATGCGCCCATCGTACCAACTGCAATCGTCTGTAGCTTGATCGCCAAGCGATTGCCAGCATCAATGGTGGTTCCCGTAGGAGCCGCTGAAAGCTGCCGCATGGGAGCAATCGTTGTCCCAGCTTCAACCGTTCCATTGGTGTCGAGAAACGCTGTTTGTTCGGACGTGGTGTACTCATGAAGGGTCATACCAACACCGGCGTTACCCGATGCGTTGGATTCCTTACACCAGATGTTTTGGAAGACCATACCCGCGATTGCAACGTCCTTTTCCATCGGCTTCGTGATCCACTTCACGGCGGTTCCACCTGCCGTGTCGGTGCATTCGATGTTATCTCCGCTTGACGTGGTATTGGTTACGCTCGTCACTTTGCCAGTGGTATACGGGTTACGCATTCCAACCAAAGCCAACTTGTAACCAGCAACATCAGCCGGAAGGTCGGTTAAGAAAATCTGCGCCATACTAAAAAACTCCTCAATTAAAATGCGTCCACTGACAGGATGAAAGCCTTATCAGTTGCCGTGGTGCCATCAACCGCATAGGTGTTTACTGTGATCGCCAGAGCGTTGCCGGTGTAGACCAAACTCTCAACTCGCGCAATACCAGAGTTACCCAGTAACGATACCTGTGCAAAAGCCAGCGCACGCGGACCTTTGAACTCTTTGATAGTAACCACGTACACGCCGGTTGCATGTGAGCCTGTATTCAGACTGACATCCCCGATCTGTGATCGTGGTCCACCCGTAGCAGTGATCGAAGTCCCTGCTGCCGGAATGGTGGCGGACAGGCGCATCGCGCCTGCCCCTTCATTCATAGCTTGGGTGTGTCTCATATTAGAACCCCGTTGTAATGGTCAGATTTTCAATCCAGCCATTCGCATTTGGTTTGTCGCAACCATAGTTGTAACGCGCCGTCAAGTAGGCTTCGTACATGTCGGTGTAAGCCGCTGTACCGGGGATCTGACGAAGGATCGAACCCGTCTTGTCATCCCAGCCCAATCCCTTGGCTTCGTACTTCTTCATGGTTGACCAATTGATCGCTTTGATTTCACTCTTTGGATGGTCCACGTCCTCAACGAACGGGATACCTTCAAAAGAGTGCGTGGTGAATCCAAGATCCATTGACTTGGAATCGCCCTCAAACCGCTTCAATGTCCAGCCGAGGCTATCCATTGCGGCAATCTGAGCCATGTGTGTCCAGAGTTCCAGAGCCTTGCGGTTCAGTTCACCCTGTTTCACATGGATGCCCGCGCCCAACAGTCTGCGAATAAACGCCACATCGAGGCCCACGCTGCCCGCGTCTACACGCGAAGCGCGATAGCTAGGATAGGTGTTGCGCGAGATTCCTTGGAAGATGACAGGAGCGTTGGTCGTGTCGTCGATGATTCCACGGAGTCCCATGATGCCGAGGTTGTATGATCCGGTCGGAACCACGATGCACGTGCCGCCTGAAGCAGTCGTGTCTGCTGCGGTCGTCAATGTGAAAGTCGTTGAAGACGCCTGCGCGTTGTCAATGACCTTGCCAGCCGCGAGAACAGCACCATTGCTGGTGTCGATAAAATCAACCACCATGCCGTCATGGAGGTATCGGTTTGCATCGGCGTTGTTGACCGTCTGCGTTGTGGAGTTCGCCAGAGCCGACAAGGTAGCCAACTTGGCCGACCCATCGCCATAGGCGTGAGCGTTGCTGATCTTTGCAAATGCTTTCAGCGTTTCGTCAAGGTTGAAGTTCAACCAATTTTTGATGTATGCCACATCGCCGGAGTTGACCGTATCAATGGCCCCACCGGACAGACGTGTTGCCGCTGCAACATTTTTGAAAAATGCAGTGGCCCGTTTCACAAGGTTGGCACCGCCGACCGGGAACTCCCCGCCGTCAGTCATAAACTTGTGATTAAAATTCCCAGCCAAATGAGTCGGAATTTCGATGCCCCGGTCACTAATTTTAGTGCCTGAGCCTTTCTGCATCCGGTTGTGAAGCAGGGGGACTTCCTCGTACATTTTGACGAGTTTTCCGCCCACGATTCGCATTACGCCGTTTGCATAAGTAAGATCGCCAGCCATAAATTCTTTTCCCTAGAAAACAAATTGAATTTAAAGCCGCAACCCGAAACGGACTCTATGTACTTAGTTTAAACCATGAAATCGGAAAATGAGGTAAACGGGGGTATTTCATACCCCCGAGTTTTGGGGACGCAAAGTTACCCTAATCGCTTAAAGGTAATGCGCGGGAAGTGGTATTGATGGTCGTTGTAGTCCCAACGAACCCCTAAACCTAAGTGCCAGCGGCTCTTAGTCTGGAATGTGATGTACGGGGGCCATACCAGTGCCCATGTGCCGGGCGGGGTAATGTCAAGGTGAGCATACGCCGGGACGTTGCCGATCAACATCCGTGGTGGGTCACCGGGGAACTCTGTCCAGCTTCGAGGAACCATCGACAGCGGCCATGTGAGTACCCAGAGGATCGGCCCGAGGATCGGAATATCTGGCGAATACTGCCAGTCTGTGTGACGGGCGTACATTACTTCTTGCCTTTCCGAGCAAACAGCTTATTGAGTTGCTGGTCTACCCAGTTCTCCCGTTTTTCAGCCGGTACTTGGTTAATGTCATCGGGAAGTTGATCGGATTCCGGCACAATTCCACCCTGCATCGGGAGCGGCTTTTTCGCTTGTTGCCCGAGTGCCGCCGCCGTTTCGGTCGTCTGCTGCTGGTCCCGCTTGATGTAGTCGCGAACTGTCTGTGTAAAGATCGCATTGACGGCCTTCGGATTGCCGCTAAGGATCTGCCCACGTATGGCCTGATTACCTTGTACCTGAGCGTTGATGTCGGCTATCACGTAGCGTCGATCAACCTCGGGCAGTTTGATCCGGTCGAACAAGGTTTTCAGGTGTGCGCCGTACTGCTGCGCGGCCATGCCCATCCTTACCTGTTCACTGTTCTGTTTGTTGCTCGTGGCTTGCTGTTGGAGCATGGATTCGAGTTGCTGTATGCGTCCCTCTAAACTTCGGACGGTCTTGTTGACCGGCCCGTTCTCTTTTTCCGCAAGCCAACGGTTGATCCATTCTTCGCTGGTTACATGCTTGTTATACAGGTGTTCCATCAGCCCTTCGAGGGCGCGAGGATTGTGTCGCTGTAGCATGTCGAGGGCTTCGTCATAGTTGCCCTTACCCAGTGTCTCGGTGAAGGTCTTGTAACCTTCGGCGTAGCTGCTTACTTTATCCAAGATTGCTTTGCTGGGAACCAAGTCGAGAATGTCGCGTTGTTCCGCCGACAAAACAGATAGCGGATCGGTCTTTTCCTCGGATTTATCCTTGTCGATTTCCCCGAGTGCCGCTTCCAGTTCATCCGGTTTCTCGTCTGGGTTGGGTGGGGCACCCGCTTCCGGGGAGGCTGCCGGTTTAGGTGCCCCGTCGCCGGTCTGGGTTTTGGTGCCCTGATCGGCACCCGCTACTGGCGTAGCAGGTTTCAATTCCTCTTTTACCTCTGCCGGTTGTACCCGGCCTGTTTCTTGATCCAATGCCGCTAATTCCTGTTCAAGCGTCATTTCTGGTGCAGGAGCACCTGTTACTTCCTTACTCATTGATTACCTCCACTACTAGTTTAAAACCCTTTCGGAGAAGGTGGCTCCACCGGGGGTGCGCCCTTCTCTGGTGTCTGTGCGGGTGGCTGGTTAGCCGAGTTCGGCCCGCCTTTCGGCCCGCCGCCCTGTTGTCCTTCTTGCCCGCCCGGCTGCTTCTTTGCCTTTTCCTCGGGTGCTTGTCCCGGTTCATTACCCGGCTGGGCCGGTTGTGCCGTTGCACCGGGTACCATAGCCTGTTGCTGCATACCCATCATCATTAACGTGGTCATGAACGTGTAGACGTTCGCGAACGTCTGTGGATCTTGTTCCGCGATTGCATCGCCCTCTTCGGATGCAAGGAAATCTTGGAATACCGGGATCTGCATCATGGCGTCATCCACGAACGGCAACGGAGAAATTGGCATGCCCTGTTTAATACGATCAATATGCCGGTAGGCCCGAGCTACCTGAGTGCTCATGGGATTGGCATCTGCCGGGAGTCCCAATGTTTCTTCAATCTTGAGTTTCTGTTTCGGTGGTAGAGCCGGAAGGATCGGGGCCATCTGTTGCAACATCATTAACGCTTGAAGCTGTTCAGCGCGGTTCTTCGGCTTGAAATCCGTATCCGTTAGGATAATGTCCACGTTGCCGCGAAGGTCGGCCTTGCTGAACTTCTGGAAGCTCCACTCGCCCGTGTTCTCTTTGATTGCGCGAGTGCGTTCATCAATCCAGTTGTCCTTGGCAAGCTGCAAGAGTTGCCGGTTGAACCGCTGCAATGCTGGACGGTTGTACTTCGTGCTGTTCGCCCAGCGGCCTTGAGCACGTTCGGTTAAATACACGGACTGGGAGTACGGTGAGTTAGCACCAGTGCTCTTACCAGATACCGCGTCATACGCACTGGTCATGTCGGCCATGCTGTCCTTCTGCGTTAGCATCCAACGGGACACATCAGGACTGAGTTGGCCCGGCCCAAGATCAATAGCCGCGTCACGGATGTTCTTATCCATTCCCGGAGTGCCGGGTATCCAGCCATTGGCCGGATCGTTTTTAATCACTTTCGGATCGAAGACTGTGGAGTCATACAGCTTGTGCCCAACCGTGGTGTAACGGGTGTGCCGGATCAACAGAGAGTCCATCTCGTTAATCTGGTCTTGAATCTGAACCGCGTCATACAAACCATCGCCCAGCAATGAAGCTGGAACGGGTATCAGAACTTCTTGTGTCCAGTGGTCATTCAAGTCCTCACCGTAAAAGTCGGCCATCCTGCCGTTGACAGTGATAACCTGCACTCCATCTGGGAACTGACCTTCAAGCTGTTTGTCCCCACGGAACATGCACGGTTTAATCCATGTGCGGACCAACTCACCCTTCAAGGCCGTGTTGGTGCCCGCGTGCGTGCTGCCAATGTCGCCAAGGATGTTGCCCGGTAGGTTGGCAAGGTTCTCCATGTACATGGAGGCTAAGTCTTCTTCGATAGAACTGGTACTACCTGCGTTTAAACCCGGATACACATAGTTGAGCCGTTCCATCAGGTGCCGTGTGTGCCATCGTAGATAGGGGATATTCTCGAAGCCGCCCAGTATGTCATTTGGCGCATCCACTTCGAGTGGGCTACACACCACGCCAACTTCCGATCCACGGTTGCGCTTCTCCATGCCCGTGAAGACCTTCGTCATCATCTGAACGGGGTCATCGGATTCGTCGGTCGGGTCATCTATTTCTTCGTAGTCGTACTTAGGGGACAGGACCGTGCCGTACTTCGCATCGGTCACGTAATCGACAAACTGATATGAAGTTCCAAACAACACTTTGTTTAGGTTCTTCATGTGCCGAAGCCGGTCGTATCCAATCGTGTCTTTCTGCATCGACAACACCGGATCGGCCACACGCGAGGTTGCAATGTCGGACGGAGTGTCGGAGGCCGGGCGAACGATCACATCACTTTCGAGGTTGTTGAGGATCTGGATTACCGTATCGCAGTGACGCCGGAATTGATTCTCAACGTAGAAGTCTTCCCTCTCGTGAACATCAATGGCATCGCCGGATTCGTTGAGTTCGACGTTCTGGTAGCCGGAGTAGTACAAAGCCATCAGGTACCACACCAACTTGTGACGTTGCTTGGACTGCTTGTCCATCAGTCCGATGTCCAAAGCAATGCGTAACAGCTTCTCCCGCACCGTCATGTTGGGGAACGCCGGTAACGTCTTCTCAACGTCATATTTCCGCCGCCCCGGTACACCTAACTTCGAGGTTAGGGTTTCGACTACACCAGCCATACGTTACCTCACGTCAACGGCACCGAAAATACGGGCCGTTTAATTTCCTTTGGCGGTTCTGCCGTCTTAGGCATAGGGATAGTCATGGTTTGTACGTTTGCCTGCCGTAACAGCCGGTTCAAAAGTGCAAAAATAATTGCAAATTGACCGATGCAGATAATTGATAAGACGATAATTGCCACCATATTTATAGTTTAACCGAGTATATTGATTCCCCCGCGAGTGAGCCGGTAAGGTATGCGGTTGGAAGTCTCGTATTTCTCCTTCTGTTTTTTCACGTCGATCCAATACAACTTGCTTCTCAAGTCGATGTCCTCGCCCTTCTTGCTTGGTGGGACAGGCTTTAGGTCATACGGCGGGGGAAGCTGCCTGAGCGCATATAGTAGGGCGTCCACACTGTGATCCGCTATATTGGGGTCTGGTTCGTCCTTCATGCTGGTCCCAGTCGAGTTCTGCTTCCATCGTTGCTGGGGTAATTCTTTGATTAATCCCTTGCAACTGGACATGATGAACAGCCGGGGTGATCCGGCCTGCCCGGCCAGCGGGTGCCACTGGGGAAAAGCATGAATGGGATTGGGGTGCAGGTACCCGTTTAAACGATGTATCGAGGTTAGCTTGTTGATCTTGATCGCATTGGTGAGAGTGATGCCCTTACGCCGGATGTCGTCGGCTGCAATCTTGTTGGCCGCGTCGATGCACTTGAATTTGAACTCGTATGGCCTGCCTTCTTGATCAGCCATCCACGGCTTCGCTTCCTTTACCAGATCCTCGATCAAAGTCGTGGCCTTATAAATCTCGTGATACACAATGACGTTTTGATCGGGATCAATCGCTAGGAACAGCCACGACCACGGGGACGTGCCGCCAACGTCTATCGCCAATCCTCGGGGCCATTCTCGTGGAGGCCGGGGCCAAGTCCACCCTTCGTATGCCATTACGCGGCCTGCCTTAGTACGTGCATATCTGAGGAAAACTCCTTATAAATCTGACCCTCGAAGCACTCGAACTCTGCGTCAATGTAGCGTCGGCGTTCTTCTTCCGAAAAACTGTGGAGCATGTTCTGCAAGTACTCGGGTGGTAGAAAGTAGTTCTCAAGGGAGGAGCAATGAACACCGCGCCGTTTCAAGCGCATCTGTTTGTTGCATTCCTTGTCTGACAATTTGCAAGTCGGTAAACCGCAGATCATGTTTTCGATAATTTCTTGATTGAAGAAAAAGTCGTAGATCCAGTTATGGCCGTCTGGGTTGCCGGTCACCATCATGCGGTAGAGTTGCCGTGCTGCCGGTAAACGAAGTCGTCCGATAAGGTTCTGCCATGCCGCCCGGTGAACTTCGGAACCCTCGTCAATCCACGCCCAGCCTAAATGTCGGCCTCGGATGTGCCACGGATCGTCTAAGTGCATAAAGCCAATCTCGGACGTGTATCCAAGGTTCTTGCCGGTGATCGGATCGACACAGTAGACAATGGCCCGGTTGTTCTTGGAGTTCGGCGGAACCTTCAATAGCTCCGCTTCATGAAGGAAGTCGATCAGATCGCGCTTTGCAGTTTCGTCAAGGTCCGTGCCGTTTAAACGACCCACGATCCCACGGTTGTTCGGGATCATGGAAAGCATCGCGGCTTTGATGACGCCGATTGCCGTCTTGCCGGAACCATATCCCCCGAGGTAGCCGAGGAATTGTTCCTGCGCGGCCAAAAACTCAAACTGTTTGGGCAATACTTGGAACTTCGCACTGCCAAGCTGGAACCACGTCTTCTTTAGGGTTTCAGTGTCAGGGATGACGATGCGGGGTAATAGTGAATCTCGGTATGCCCCCATATCCCTAGTTTACAGGGTAATTAGGCGCGTGCTTCCGCACGTGCCGAGGTTTTCAGGGACGCAAGTTAGGGAATGTTCCGGTAGAAATGACGGTCCCACCGCCGTTTGAACACTGGGGGCGGAGGAGGAGGAGGTACGCGGCCTGCACCTTCGACGGCAATTGTGATCGTGAGTGTGGAGCCGCCCCGGCCACGTTTTATACCTGCGCCCTCAACTACGATGACGGTGCTGCGTTCGGAGCTACCTTGCCCGCCTTTGCTACCCTGAGCCGCGCATAGAATGTTGATGATCGCGGTTGATCCGCCCGAGCCGGGTAACGAGGCACGACCGGCACCCTCTTGAACGATACTGATTACAACCTCTGCGCCACCACGACCCGTCTTTTTCCCGGTTTGTTCGGTGATGATTGCCGTGTTGACTGTAGTGCCGCCCCGTCTTGTGGAACGACCGGCACCTTCATTGACAATCGCGATGTTGATCTGCGATGCGCCTGACCGGGCCGTCTTGCCCGCTCCCTCAACCGGAATACCGATGGTAAGCTGTGCGCCACCTTTAGCACTTTTTCTACCGGCCTGTTCAGTGGGGATTGCAATCGTTAGGGTGCTTCCGTTACGGCTGGACTTCTTACCGGCCTGTTCGGTAATGATTGCTACGTTGATGGTGCTACCACCACCACGAAGGCGCATACCGCCGCCCTCTTGAATGATCGTGATCGCAACTTCGCTACTGCCCCGGCCCGATTTCTTCCCGGACTGTTCCGTTGGGATCGCAATGTTGATCGTGCTGCCGCCCTGAGCCGCCGTCTTGTGACCCAACTGTTCGGTGATAATCGCGATGTTGATTGTGGCACCACCCTTGCCAGCCTTTTGGCCTGCCTGTTCGGTGGTATAGGTCAGGATGACTTCACTACCACCAGACTTCGCATTACCGGCAACATAGCCGCCACCCACTTCAACACTTGACACCCGAATGTGATGGGTATCGCCGGTACTTGCTGCGGTATAGGTTTGGTTCAAGAACAGCAGTGCTCCGTCCCAATCGGATTTAGTTGCTGCCGTATTGACGTAGGCAAACCCAATCTGACTAGAGTTCGTCCACGTGGTTGGCATGGTTGTCGTGGCTGCAACTACACTCTGATAGGTTCCACCTGACGCCGCTGCCGCCAGCACCGTTGTACCGTTAGCGGCCATGATCTTGGCTTGTAGACCGTAGGTATCTTTATTGGAACCCGGAGGACTCGCGTTTAAACAATAACGAACCGTGACATTGACAGCGGCCATCGACTCAAAGTCGGTGGGCATGTCCGAAATGTTCAGACGGATTTCAGAGTTGTTGGTGTCCGTTGCGGCATGGATGTAGTCGTTCGTATCTACCGGACTCGCGATAGGGTCGTCTACGAAGGAATACAGGTTTGATGAGCCTTCGGCGTAGGTGCGCCACCCATTGATTGTATTGTCACTGGTTGGAACCAAAGCCGATAGTGCTGGGTTGTATGTACCTCGAACCTCAACAGCAGAAACTTCAAGGTGCCGTGCGTCTGTGGTGCTGTTGATGGTCCAGTCTTGCCGGATACTAAGCTGGGCCAGATTCCACTTGGTTTTGTTGTTGTCCGGTGTGTTGACAACGGCAATGCTGATCCAACCGCTATCGGTCCAACTGGTCGGTAGACTGCTGCCCGAGGCTATCTGCTGGGCCGTCGCGCCCGCACCCGTGGCGAGACACACCGATCCGGCACCCGAAGTCCAAACGTCAGCACGTAATGTGTAGGTGTCAGGATTGGCAGGAGCCGCCGCACTCATGCGGTAACGGAACCGTACCTCGATGGTTGCCAACGAACCGAAGTCCGCTGGCATATCGGAGAGGCTTACATAGTAGCGGTTGTTATTAACATCGTTGGCGCATTTGATGTAATCCGCATCATTCGGACTATCGCCGCCCTCGTCGATGCACTGATAGAGATTGCTGGTGGCCCCGGCGTTGGTAGTCCACGAACCTAACGCACCATCCCCGGTGAGAGTTACAGTCGGGAGATTAATTGCCACAGAACCACCAACCTAAAGCTATTAGGCTGGATTGTGGTCAACACCCGTTGACGCTGCCAACAGAGTGTAGGTACCGGGAGCCGCGAAAGTTTCTTGTGTCAAATCGCCGCCACCGTAAGCCGGAGTTGCATTCGTCGCGTGCCCATAAGCCCGCCAGCCACCAACTGTGCAAGCTGGAACACTGAATGCTTTATCCGCCGAAGGACGGATCATGCCACCGCTCGCGGCAGTCCATGTGACTGCCAGCCGGGCGTAGCTGCCACCCGTCAACTCGGTTCCACCGGCATCGACCAGTCCCAGATATGTCATCAAAGCACCACCGGCATCACCGATAGCGTTTTGATAAGTGCTACTCATTGCCATAAATTACTCCTTGAATCCAACGACTGTAACCTTGACGCTGGTATTTTCGGCTACCGTGCTCGTGATCCGAAGGATGCCGAATGGTCCATCCGTGCAGTCGAACTTCGCGATAACCCCAGAATTAGCCGTGTCAATAGCCGAGCCGAGATTCGCAAACACGGTCCCATTGAAGGATTCCTGTGGTTGCAGGTTGCCGGTCGGTGTTCCCACTTCGTCCACGCACTGGATCGCAATGGAGCTACATTTACTGCAATCCAACATAATGGAATCGTCTGGGGCTTGATACCCAATTACCTTTTGAAACTTCCCGCCGAAACCGGGTGCAAGTGTTTTAATATCCATAACCTTATTTTACCTCACGCTAAATTCTTGGGCTGGACGTAGAACTCGCCCTGTTCGGCATTCTGGCCGGTGCCCGTTGCCACGATCCGCCACTTGTACGTACCGGCTGTATTGGTCGTGTCAATGTCGATCCGGTACTTCCCGAGTTCATCTCGAACTGCTTCAACGTCCGTGCCATAAATCTTGGTCACAACCGGCGAGCCGGGCACCTGATACTTGAAGGTCACCGTCGAAGGGTCAAGCAGGTTCCCGCTTTCATCTTTGAACGTGGCTTGCAGGGAAACCATTTTTCCTTGATCGAAAATCGTCATACAAGTTCTACCTCGATACACTTGGTTCTGGTCTTGCCGTGGATCACAATCTTGATGTGGAACGGATTGCGCTTTACCGCTTCACCCAAGCCCACATCAACCGTATCCGCGCCGTTTATCTGCGCCGTCATGCTGAAGATGGACGCACCATCGTTTAAACCAACAGCGAGACTGTCATATCCGTAAACGTAATACTCACCACTGGTGATTGTCGGCCATCCGATAGCGTTGAGGGTCATGTTGTGAACCTCGAACGCAGTCTTGAAAATGGTTCCCGCCTGTTCGATGTCATTGCTGGTGGTATTCGCCACCACCAAAATTGCGTCATCGGCAGTTACCGTCAAGTTGGTGATCGTCACCGTCACCGGCACCGTCGCCCCGTTGAGGTACAGTGAAACGTAGTCGCTGCCCGAGACAGGAGTAACACCCGGTGCGGAGTCCTGCACGATGTATGCACCGGCATCCCAAGCCCCAGCCGCAGGACGTGTGTTGCCCGCCTTATCGGTCGTGAATACCGAAGTCAAATTGACGCCCATACCCTTCGCCGGGCTGGATGACAAAACACTGAACAACCCCTGTTCAAAGAGTGGATCTTGTCCCATCAAGTTGTTACTGGTAACGGTTCCCGTACCCGCATTCAAATTAATGTTGTCAACCCCGTTGGCCCAAAGAATGTTGTTCTTGATAAGGGTATTGGTTGGACTGCCGTAGGTTCCAACTGAAATCCCGTAACCACCGGGATTGTCTACAATCGTGTTGTTATAGACCTGAATGTTGCTCATCCCGGACCCATAACCTACCGTGATTGCGGCTTCGTTATAAGAACCGGGCAACGTGTTTTGATAGAACACATTGTTATAAACCTGATGGTTCGGGCCGCAACCAACCGCAAGACCTTGCAGGTTGTCGTGGAAATAATTGTTGCGAATGATGAATCCATCCAGATAGCCGGAATAGGACGCATAGCACTGCATGCCCCAGCTATTCGGTCCCGGTCCCAAGGCGTTGTATATCTCACAACCATCAACGATGACCGGGCCAACGTAACCGTTGCCGCCGTAACCGCTCAGATAGAAATTGTGATTCGCCGGTTCGTTCCCGGATGTCCAACCACCCTGCCCCGGATCATGGACCTTACAATTGCGGAACTCGATGTTGTGCAGTGGACCATTCCCATCGTGTGTCAAAACGCTTAGCTTGCTCGCATTGTAGATTTCACAATTCTTCACCAGAATGTTGGTCCCGCCGTTGATGAAGAAGTTGGTATAGGTTTCCATGCCGCCATCAGCGTTAGGAACCCCGTTATTAATGCCGTTGATGTTGATGCCGTCCCAAACGATATTGTCCTTGGTCGAAATCCAAACATTACCGTTCATGGTTGGTGATTCGCCCGTATATGCCTTAATCGTCGTCGGAGTCGATACCCCGCTGCCTGATGGAATCGTGTTGTTGTTCAACCGTTCGTTATAGGTTCCAGCACGCACAATGAGTGTGTCGCCCGCCGCCAACAACCCAACACCCGCGTTAATAGTTGCCTTCGCCGTAGCCGCAGTGGTCCCGTCATTACTGTTGCTGCCATTGACTGCATCGACGTAATAGATACCCGGCTGCCCGCCGCCACCACCGCCGTTGTCCAAAGTGCTGCTTTCCGCAAACACCGTGACACCCGATTCAGATCCTTGCTTCTGGGTGACATTCGTGACGTTGGTATTGTTGGTGACGCTGATCGTACCCGGATTGTTGCTTACATTCCGCAACCACCCTGACGCGGCTTGATGGTTCACTACGTAGTTGTCTGCGATGGTAATGTTGCTCGTGGATGGACGGATTTCGATTGCCGACTCGATAATCGTCTTCATCGCGATAAACGTGTTGCCGCGAATTTCGATGTTAGAAAGTGTGTAAGGGTCACCGGCATTCTGGCCGATGTAAACCGCTGGGTTGTACGTTCGGTTATCCGGCGAATACGACACCACCACGTTATTCAAAATGTGCATGTCGTGCGTCGGCCCGTTGATCGCTTCAAACGTGAAGCACTGATCCCTGCCAGTTCCGTTTTTGACAATGTAGTTGCGTTGGAAGGTCCAGTTATAAACGTCACCACCCTGCCCCCACGTCTGGGCAAAATCAATATGCGGACTGCCCTTTTGGCCGCTGGTCGTCATATTAATTTCAAGGCAATCTTGGATCGTGTTGTCGTGACCGGCGATAATGAACGCATCCACGTCCGTTGTGGCCGTCACGTAGGTATTGCGAACATTGTCGATTGTGCATCGCTCGAATAAGCAGTGATGCGCCCAGATTTCCGAGGCACACTGCATCACTTCTTGGAAGTAACAATCCCGGATCGTGGCGTAGGATGCACTACTCGGTAGGTAAACGCCGCAAGCGTGCGTCTGGTACATCCAGCACCGCTGAACCGTCACATTCGATGCGGTAATGTTGACGCCGGAATTACCAGAGCGATCAAAATGGTTTGTTCCGCCGTTATTGACAATCTTAAAATCGTTGATCGTGATGTAGCTGCCGGTACAGTTGAATCCCTTGCAGATCGAAGTCCAGCCCGCGCCTTGGAATATGATCGGGCTTCCCGAAGACCCACTTGCAGAGACATTGACACGCTCCGCGTAGTCCCCCGGCGCAACGTGAATCGTCATACCGGCAACAGCCATTGACGCCGCTTTAGCCAGCGTGCGCCACGTTGTACCACCCGTTAACCCATCATTGCTGTCATTGCCGCTTAACGAGACATATCTATCGGACATGAACCCACCTTACTTACGCCAAGTCAATCGTGATCGCTACTTCAAGCTGCCACGTTTGGCCGTTCGCTTTTGTTCCGAGTGCTTCGACCTTACGAAGTAACATCGTTCCGCCTGAGACTGCGTTAAACACACCCCATTCAGCCCACTCGAAGTTCGCTTCACTGCTGCCGAAGGATGACCGGAACGTCATCGTATTGCTTACCTGTGTTGGATAGTTCGCCACCATGCCCTTGCGGAGCTTCTCGGTCAGTGCGCGTAGGTCCACATCAGCGGCATTGAATGCTGCATTGGAACTGCCCACGCCGATGTAGGCGTGAGCGTTGTCAAAGAATGTAGGCGAGGAGTGGTTAGTGACTGCTTGGGCAATGAAATACTTGCCCGCATTAGTTAAAGCCATGATCCCTCTTTATGGATTTTGGAATGTGAGTGTCGCGTCAAACTGCCACGACTGCGCGTTGTTCTTCGTGCCAAGGCTTTCAACCTTACGCGATAGCATTGTTCCGCTCGAACCGGCGTTGAAGACGCCCCATTCATTCCATGCGAAATTGGCGTCAGCCGTTCCAAACACAGAACGGAAAGTAATGACGTTCGCGTTCCGTTGCGGGAACGAAGTCGCCATTGCTTTACGCAATTTATTGCTGGCCGCTTGAAGGTCGGTTTGATTTGCCGCAAAACCAGTAGCGGAGTCCCCAACACCGAGAAAGGCATTGGCATTGTTGAAAAAAGTCGGTGAATCATTCATTACTGCTTGAGCAATGAAATTTTTTCCTACGTCAGTTAAAGGCATTATTCATACTCCTGAAGTTCTGCGGGATCAGTAACATCCCGCCTTAATACCAGTTTATCACCCTCGTACCGGACTTCGATTACCTCAACCAGTTTTCCGGTTGCATTATCAATCTTTTTAAGGGTGTAACTCTCGTTTGCAATTACCCCGATATTATTTTGATCCATTATTGCCCCCTTCTTCTAGTTTAGCCGAGCGCATCGGGCATAGATCAAAGACGAAAAAGAAATCGGAGTCGTAATCCACTTCGCCCCAGAGGGGAATAAAGTCGCTATAAAACATCGGAATCTACCAGATCCGGCTCTGTCAGCAGGATCGTTTCGTCAAAATTGAACAGATCGAGAGTCCAGCCGCAGTCTTCGCAGAACCAACTGCCGCCGATCATTAGGATGGGTCTTTCTGCCTCACAGTTAGAGCAAATGTTCGCCATGATTCTAGGTTAGACCCAAAAGGCAAGTTGTTGGTGCATGGGGGCTTACAGCCCCCGCACCTTGAGAGTTTTTAGGGCGCAAGGCACCGCAGGTGCCCTCGATTTTTACACCAACATTTTGATCCCCAGCGCAATCACGAATATCCCGCTCGCAATCTCGACTATCGGTAGATGTCGTTTAAACCGGGTGTAGAGCCGAAGGAAGGGATTCAGCGCGAGGCCGGTCAGCAGGAATGGAATGGCGAGGCCCGCCGAATAGACGGCCAGCAGTCCCATCGCCCCGGATAGGGTTTCCTTCTCGCTTGCCAGTGCGAGGATGCTTGCGAGGATCGGGCCGGTGCATGGCATCCAGCCAATGGAGAACGCGAGGCCCGCCACGAAGGCGTTGCCGGTCTTGCCGTGGAATCGCTTATCTCGATAGAGGATGTTGATCTTGATTAGGCCGGTCAGATGGACGCCCATCACGATCAGAGCCAGCCCGGCGACTTGCCGGAACAACCGGATGTGTGAGCCGACATACTCACCGAGCCATGTAGCCGAGGCTCCCAGCGTCAAGAAGACGACCGAGAATCCCAGAATGAACAAGAGTGAGTGGGTTAGTACTGTGCGCCGTTTCAGCTTGTCAAGGGAGAGGCCGGTAATGACCGAAATGTAGGCCGGAATGAGGGGAAGCACACAAGGGGAAAGAAAGGAAATCACGCCCGCGATAAACGCGGCTAAAACAGTTACCTCCATACCCCTCTAGTTTAGCCGGTAAAAACAACAATCGCCGGGTGACTGGACCGTGGCTGGCCTTGTCACAGCCCTTTGGACTCGGTGTTCCAATCTCCCAGCGTTCGTTGTCCACGTGGTGTGCTTGGTGGGGCCAAATATCGCGTTCCCCGGACTGGGACATCCACCTACCGGCTTACCGTTCTATTCGACCCCAAAGTGTGGAGGGGCTGTTGGTAATCCCTAACATTTACCGACCAGCAAGGCACATGGCCGCACCCCACAATGCGAGACGGCCCAACCGATTGCTGTTGGCTGGGCCGCTTTGCGTCCAGTGGTGTTGCGCTCCCGCAGAGCACCACTTCTTCTAGTTTACCTTATTGGTTCCCTTTTGCAACAGGGAATC